TTTATTTTTTGTTTGTTGTAGTTCTTTTATAATGCAACCTTCATATCAACCAATTAAATATAATCCTTCAAATATTAGCTATTATAAAAATGATAAATTTAAATTATTATTAAGAAAACAATCAAAAACTATTGTTAATTTACAAAAAAATAATAATGAAAATGAAAATGAAAATGAAAATGAAAATGAAAATGAAAATGAAATATATAAAATAAAATTAATTATTAATTTTGTTTATAATATTATATTATATACATATATAATTAGCCATCTTTATAAATAAAAAAATATATAAGAATGTTTTTAAATAATCTTTATACTAATGAAAGTATTATATTTACTAAATTTATTTTTTGCTTGTTGTAGTTCTTTTATAATACAACCTTCATATTCATTAGTTAAATATAATCATTATTCATCTATTTCATCAGATTTTAAAATAAATAATAAAATAAATAAAATAGAATTGAGAAAATCATTAATAAACGTAAAAAATAACAATGAAGATAACAATAATGAAAATGAAAGTTTAATAATAATTAAAAAAATTATTATAAATTTTATAAATTATATAATTATTTATATATATATAAATATATTTGTTTCCATTATTAATGAACTATTAATAATAAAAAAATAATTTAAGAATGAAAGTATTATATTTAATAAATTTATTTTTTGCTTGTTGTAGTTTTTTTATAATACAACCTTCATATTTACCAATTAGATATAATCATAATTCATCTATTTCATCAAATTTAAAAATAAATAATAAAAAATCATTAATAAACGTAAATAATAAAAATGAAAATTTAATAATAATTTTTTAATTATTCTAAATTTTATATTTATATTATTTTTTATCATTAATAATAAAAAAATGATTTAAGGATTTTAAAAATAATCTTTATATCAATTTAAAAATGGATGATTTGGATAATAAATATCTTATTAATATGGCATTATCTAAATTAGATTTTTCACCAAGAAATTGCAAAATAATAAAAGATAATAATAATATTATTATTAAATGTCATAATTATTTCATAAATGTCTTTAAATATAATACTACAAATATTATAAATAAATGTTTAACATATGAGCAAGATTTAATAATTGATAAACTACCGCCGCCATTTAATTATGATGAGATTATTAATAATATTGATTGCTATAAACATTTAAGAATGCCAAATTTATTTATATGTGTTAAATATGCTGATATAACTATTGATACAATTACAAATAAATGTAAAATTACTCAATGCTATTTTAATATTAGAAAACCAACAACAGACCAATTTAATTATTTTTCAGATATCATTACTAATATTGATAATCCTTCTTATTATTTTATAAATAATAATGAGAAAGATACATATTTCATTCCAGAAAATATCATTTTTACAAATGATAATAAAAAAATAATCATAGAACCTATAATACCAAGTATAAATAAATTATCAAATGATATTGATATTAAACCTCTTTTAAGTAATGAAATAAAAATTAAAAGTTATAATGGAATTATTATTTAATAAAATTGCCTATATTTATAAAAACTAGAGATAGTAAAATCATTTGGAAAAGAATATTTATCAAATAATAAATAAATTTGTTTCATATATGAATTATCATCTTTTAACATAATTAAATATTTTAGATAATTATTATTACTATCATAATTTTTTAGATTATCTAATTTATTATTTAAATAATAATTATAAAAATCTTTTGTATCTACATTATTTTCAATATTAATATATAATCTTGTTTTGTTTTCTTCTAATGGTGAAAAATTAATTGAATAATTGATTTTATCATTAATTGATCCTTTGATATAATAAGGATATTTATAATAAAAACGATGTTCAGCATTAAATAATTGTTCATTAAAAAAAAATTTATTTTTTCTTTGTTTTATTTTTATTTTATTATTACTATAAATAAATTCTAATATAACATTAATCAAATTAACATTAATATCTATATATGTTTGATTTAATTTTGCTGTATCTTTAAAAATCTTTGGTGGTGATTTAATATAACTTTTAAAGCTCCACCATAATAATCCATTTCTTTCAATTATATTTCCAATTGAATCAGAATTATTATAAGATGTGAAATGATTAGAACAATGCAAACAACCATTATTAATTATTCCAGTATTTAATTTTGCCCCAAGATGTTTACAAATATTAATAGTTGATAATGGAATATCATTATCATACCATAAAACCATTGGCAATTTACCAATATTATATACATATGGTTTAGATTTATCAATATTATTTTCAATAGCTATTGGATGCCATTCTCTAACTATTTGAGGTAAAATAAATGCCGATTTAATAGTTAAAGATGTTGTAATAGTTGATAATAATGGAATGATCAATAAAGATGTAATAAATTTAGAAAAAAATTTCATAATCATTAATATTATTATTTATATTATATTTATATAAAAAAATTGATTTGATTATTATTATCATAATAATCAAAAATGGAAGATTTGGTTATAAAAGCAACAGAAAATTTTACAAAAATATTAGCAACATCTGAAATTAAAGAAAAATATAAAGAATTATATTGGGGTGGAAATGGTGTAGGTGATAGATGGGCTAATAAAAAATTTAATTATACTGTTATTTATTCTAAAAAAATACCAACTTTATATAGTGAAAATGATGATGATATAATACCTGAATATTTATTAAATGATTTTCAAAATAATAATAAAGGAAATGGAATAATTGGAATATATGTTCATTCAAAAAGAAAAAATAATCAAAATAGAAATATACGCGATAATATTAAAAAAGAAATTACAAGTTTATCTTGTGTAATATGTGGAACAACTGCAACTATATGTGATCATAAAAATGATTTATATAATGATGAATTATTAACTATAGAAACACAAACAATAAATGATTTTCAACCATTATGCAATCATTGTAATTTGCAAAAAAGACAAATATGCAAAATAGAAAAACAAACAGGACGTTTATATTCAGCAAAAAATATTCAAAGATATAAAATATATTTATTTGAATTTCCTTGGGAAAAAAAAGTATTTGATATTAATGATAAAAATTGTAAAAATGATACATATTGGTTTGATCCAGTAGAATTTGATAAAAAAATATATTATTATTCAAGTTATATTATTCCAATTATAAATGAAATTAAATATAAAATAAAAATAAATAAAATTAAAGTAATGTCATAACTTTATCAAAATATTCTGTTGATATTTCACAACCTTTAAATTTTCTTTTGGTATTTTTACAAGCAATTGCGGTTGTTCCTCCTCCTAAAAATGTATCTAAAATAGTATCATTTTCATTTGAATGTTTTTTTATTAATTCTTCAAATAAAATTAAACTTTTTTGAGTTGGATGAAATCTATTTTTGCCACCTTGAAGAGGATACATATAAATTCCATTATCATATTTACTATTAAATGTTGGTTTAGTTCCTTTAATACCTAATAAAGCAATTTCGCGACAATTTGTTAAATAATTAATATTTGAATTTAATGGTTGAGGATTTGTTTTAATCCATTCAATAAATCTAATTTGTTTAAAATTATATTTTTCCATAAGTTCCTTTAAATATGAAACTTTCCATAAATCAAAGAATATAATAATAGTTCCACCTTTTTTCAGTTTTTTATAATATTCAGATATAAATTTTTCTAATATTTCCATTGTAAATTCACTATCCCAAATACCATAATCTGTTTTTACACAATATTTTTTACCATAAATAGTGCCATATTTCATATAATTATCTTTATTATCATCATTTTCAATAATATTATCAGATTTATATTTAATCCATTCTTCTTCAGTTTTTACAAATTCTATTTTATTTTCTTCATTTTCTTTAACTTTATTATAATGACTATTCATTCCAGTTTCTTTTGAAATAATATAAGGTGGATCAGTTAAAATTAAATCAATTGAATTATCAGAAACTGTTTTTAAATATTCAATTCCATCAATATTTTTAATTTCAATATCTGACATTATTAAATAGTATTAATTAATAATATTAATCATTTTTTATTTATTTTTATGCGAAGTTGTATATAGAAATAAAATATTATTTTAAATATATCATCAATGTATAATGAATATATAAACGAATTGCCTTCTCATAAACGTTTAGTTATTATTGGTGATGTTCACGGCGATATAAGGAGATTTAAAAATATATTGGTGAATGCTAAAATAATTAATAATGATTTAGAATGGATTGCTGAACCTCCTGAAACTATTATTGTTCAATTAGGAGATCAAATAGATAGTTTAAATAGAACACCAACAAAAGAATGGGAAGTTTTAAAAGATTATGAAATGATATATTTTACAGAAAATTTAAATTTAATTGCAAGAGCTAAAGGTGGTTATTGTATATCATTAATAGGTAATCATGAATTAATGAATATTATTGGAGATTTTTCATATGTATCTGAAAATAGTAAAAGTGAACTAAGACAACAATTATTTAAACCAAAGGGAACATTAGCATTAATTTTAGCAAAAAGACCTTTAATATTTAAAATAGGAGATTTGTTATTTTGTCATGCAAAATTAGATATTCAACATTTAAATGTTTTAAAGAAATATGATAAAGATATATTTTATATTAATCAAATATGGAAAAATTATTTAGAAAATGAAAAAATAAATATTGAAGATAAAGAAATTATTGATTCTGTTGTTATTGGTCCATCTGGATTATTATGGAATAGAAAAGAAAATGATAAAAATGAAACATCAAATTTATTTAAAGAATTAAGAGTTATTTATATGTTTTTAGGTCATACATCATATGATAAAATCCAATTAAAAGATAATCAAATTTGGTATTGTGATACTGGTATTTCGCGATCATTTGGAAAAAATAGTTATCAATATTTAGATATTAAAAATAATATTATAAATATTGAAACTATAAGTGAATAAATATGAATATAAATAAAAGTAAAAATAAATAAAAATGATAACATAATTATTAATAATTATTCATACATTTCAATTATGTACATCATCGGCTGTCAAGTTTATGAAGATGAAGAGATTATGATGAATTATCAATATAATTCAATATATGATCAAAATCCGGATGAATATATTGTTGAAGATACTGATTGTATGTATGAAGATGATGGTGAGTTTGTTTCATTATCATTTGAATTTATGGAAAAAATGAAGATCAAAAAGTCTGTTCATTTTTCTTAAACAAAAATAAATTATATAATCCAAAGAATTTAAGTTTTTTTGGATTTTTGTTTTTTTATTTTAATCATCATCAATAAAAACACATTTCTTTTTTTTATCAGATCCTTCTTCATCATCATCATTACCACCAAAACCATTATCATTGCCATTACCATCCATAACTAATTCATTATCAATAAAAGTTTTAATTAGATATCCATTATTTTTATAATATTTAATTCTTTTATAACCTTTAAATTTAAATAATGAAAAATCATCAAAAATATCTATGCATAATGGTTTATATTTTCTTTCTGTTTTTTTTTCACGTAAAATTCTACCAACCGATTGTTGAATATCGCTAATAGGACTTGCTAATATTACTGTATTTAAAGTGGGAATATTTAAACCTTCGCTACTCATTTGATACGTAGCTAAAATAATTTGTTTTGTTGCTGAAATATCTAAATCTGACATTTTCATTCCACCTACATAATAACCATAAGATGCAATTTCATCTTTTGCAATTAATTCTTCAATATCTTTTAATTGATTTTTACGTTCAGATAAAATTAAGATTTTTCTTTCTGGTTCTTTTTTTAATACATCTTTTAATAAATTAATAATAAAAATGGTTCTTGGTTTATAATTGCAAATATTATTAACCATTGCTACAATATTTGGTGTACCATTATACATAGTTTTAACATAACTATATTCAATATCGTGAGCAAAATATTTATGTAAATTAACAATCATATCACAATCATTAACATCTGTCTTAATTTTATAAACAGATTTACCCAAATACCATTCAAAAACTTTTCTTAATCCATCTTTTCTATTTAAAGTCGCTGATAATCCTAATGTAATTCTAATATTCATTTTTCTAAATGCTCTTGAGAATACTTCAGATGCAATATGATGACATTCGTCTATAATAACTAATCCAAAATCAGAAAAAATCTTAGGATCATATTCTCTAATAGCTAATGATTGTAATGTTGCAATAACAATATCTTTATTTTCAACATCAATTTTACTTTGCTTAATTTTGCCAATTCTTGCATCTGGAACAAATATTTTAATACTATTAATAAATTGTTCATTTAAAAAATCTTTATGGGAAATAAATAAAGTTTTCTTTTTAAAATAACAGGCTACATAAATAGCCATAATTGTTTTACCAAAACCGCAAGGAACACTAATAATTCCGCCTAATTTCTTTTTTGTAATTACATTATCAATGAAAGCATCAATCGGAGCTTGTTGAATATCTCTTAATTTTCCTTTAAAATCTAACAAAGGACAATCAATGCCAAAACCTAATTTATCATCAATCGGAAAACCATATTTTTCAATTCCATAACATTTAGGTATATATAATTTATTATCACTTTCTAAATAAATAGGATATTCTTTGCTAACATTTGATGTAAAAGAATTTGAAAAAATCTTTGGACTGATTAATAATTCACTCTTAATTTTAGATATTAATTCTTTATTTTCTGGAGTTTTGGTAATACCATATCCTCTATTACTTAAAGATGTCATTATTTGCAACATTTAATTAATATATATTTAATTTTTATATATAATTTATAGTAGATGATATTAAATTTTATAAGAGCGGTATTAATATTATTATTAATATTTGTAATAATTGTAGATTTTGATCTTCCAATTATTATAAATACAAAAACAAATCAATTATTTATAGCTATAATAATATTAATTATTATATTATTAGTTGATGAAATAATTGGATTTTTAATTGGATTAATATTTTTAATTATTTATTTTAAATATTATCAAAAAAAAATAATTCCTAAACGTGAACAATTAAATGATCCATTATCTCCATCTCCATCTACTTCTTCATCTTCTACATCACCATTTTCATCAAGTCCTGCATTTTTATCATTAAGCAATGCATATGAAAGTATAAATAATAATATTAATAATTATTCCAATACTAATAATAATACTAATGATAATAATAATGCTACTATAAATGATCCATTAGCATCATTTTTTAATTTCTTTAAAGATGATGTTAAACCAAAATCAAATTCAATACAACCTGAAATTCCTGATCATTATGTTAAAGAACTTAAAAATGAAAATTGTACATTAATTCCATATATATCAAATGAATTATTACAATCAGCACAGACAAATATTTATAATGAAGATAATTATAAAAAAGAAATAAAAACAGATGAAAATTATTATGGAATTCAAGGATTAAATTCCGATAATAAACATTTTGCGGCTTTTGATAATGATTATAATTATCATAATAATTTATAAAACATAAGTGCATATAATGCAATAAATATTAATATTATTTTTATTATATAATTATAATTATCAAATATTCCTGATATATTTTCAGGTATTTTGCTTAAAATTGTATTATATATAACTGGATTTATTATAATTGCAATTACTATACATATAATAAAAGATTTGGTTATTAATTCATTATCGATGTAATTAATTTTTGATGATTGTTGTTGTTGTAATTGAGGTTGTTGAGGTTGCAATTGCTGTTGTAAAGGATGATAAAGAGGTTGTTGCTGTTGTTGTAGTTGCTGTTGATGTTGATGTTGATTATTATTAATAAGATAATTATTTTTAATTGTTTGTTCATTTAAAGATAATTCTTTTTCAAATTCATTTAGAACATCTTTAACAATAGGATCATCTGCCATATCATCTGTTATATTAGCACCTGAAGTTTTTAACGGTATTTTATCAATTGGAGTAATCATATTATTTTGTGATTGATGTTGCATTATTATAATAATATGATTTAAATATATAATAATAAAAATTACGCGAATATTTTATCAATGAATCCTTTTTCACCACTAATTTGATTTGATGCATTTGAATAACCGTCATATGGTTCTATTGCTTTATCATTACAAGGAACATTAACAGTTGTATATTTATAACAAGTATCTTCTAATTTAAAAACTTTATTATTAATTTCATCTTGTTTAGGTGCAAAATAAATAGTACAATTTTCTTTACAAACTCTATTAAAAATTAATGCTAATGATATTCCAAATAATGCACTAATCATAATTTGTCCAAAATTAGTATAAAACAATCTATCAATTAAATTGCGTGTGTTTATCATCTAATTAAAGTTTATTTTTTTATATTATAGGTTGATCAATTACATTATCCGAACATTTGATTTCATTAACTTTATATTTATAACATATATCATTATCATTTCTATAAACTATTTTATTAGCATTATAAGGCGTTGGATATTTTATCACAATTTTAGGTTTTGGTGTTGCAATATATACATAAAACATTCCAATAGCAAAAGCAATAATAAACGCAAAAAAATTAAATTTAAAAACTTGTTCCGCCATTTAATTTATTATTCTATTTTATATAAATAATAATAATAAATGTTTAATCCTTTTTCATTTATTTGGTATAAAACAAAAAATTACTTTTATATATTTTTAGCTATTTATATGTTAATTGGATTATATTGTTTTATATTTAAAATATCATTTATGCGATTCTTTGTTAATTATGTATTACCAATAATTCAATTATTTTATAATTTATGGTATATATTTTTACAACTTCTATTTCTTCCTTGGGAAATAGTTTTAGCAATTTGGCAGGCTTTTCTAAAAGTATTAGGAATGTTTGGATTTGCAATTAGTTTTGTTACTAATATAGCAATGTTTACATCAAATTTAACTAATGAAGTTTATATAGTTTCATAATTATCAATTTTATTAATTGTATAAATATCTGGAACTTCATCATATTCTGGTTGTTGTAATGATATTAAATCATATAAATCTTTAACTTTTTTAGATTGCTTCCATTTATTAAATAAATCTTCTTTTTTTCTCAAAAATTTATCATAATTATTATTATTATTTTTTCTTTTTATTTCATATTCATTTAAATAAATATTTGTTTTTCTAATTATTTCTTCTTTTTTATTAGAAACTTCTATATTATGAGTTTTAACTGCTGATAATAATTTAATTTTATTACTATCGTTTTTAACATTAATTATATTATCAATTAATATATATCCAATATCAAATAATGATAATTTTGCCATATTAATTATAAATTATATTTTTTTTATATCATACATATTAGGCTGTATTAATTCAAACATACCTTTATAAAATTCTTCTAATTTTTCACTATCCGATAATGTCTCTTCATATTGACTAATTGGAATATATTTAATTATTGTTTTTGGTTTTTCCATTTTTGAATATTTAGATTCATAATAACTTTTTATTATTAAAACTACACCAATAAATAAAATAAAAATAGCAATTGATTTCATTTTTATTTAATGAATACAAAAAAATAATTAACTGTTTTTTTAATCACTAACAGTACGTGATATATCTTCTTCTTTGACTTCTTCTTTGACTTCTTCTTTGACTTCTTCTTTGACTTCTTCTTTGACTTCTTCTTTGACTTCTTCTTTGACTTCTTCTTGTGTCTCTTCTTGTGTCTCTTCTTGTGTCTCTTCTTTGACTACTTCTTTACCTTCTTTGGCAGCGAGCCAAGGATCTTTTTGATCAGCTAGATCATCGGCAACATTTGATACTTTAGCTTTAGCCATTAAATCAACTTTTCTTTGTTCAAAAAGTTCATCCTTAGACTCCATATTTTGTTTATATTGTTTCATTAGAGTATTTAATTGAGTTTCTGAATATTCTTGATCGGTTAGATCATTTGGATTTGGAGACCACGGACACCAGCAACCAACTTGACAAATATAAATATCAAATTTATTGTCTTGACGTTTAATAAATTCACTACGTGTTTTAGCTTCTTCCATAGTATCAAAAACACCTCGGATTTTAATACCTCTCATTGAAGTCTTAAAATCATTTTCTTTATGAAAATCAGTTTCAATTTCGTGTGAATTAGTATCTTTGAAAAATTTATATTGTGAGTCTAAATCATTGGCACTGAAAATATAATCGTGATTTGAACGAATAGTTTTAACAAGTTCAGCCGAATCAGGATATTTAGTTTCAATACCATCTAAAAGAGTTTTCATATCTTTTCCAAATTTATCAATAAATCGTGAAAAATAATAAACTTCTTTTTCTTTAAGAATATTCTCAGGACTTAAAAAAGATACTAAACAATAATTTTGACCTCTAATAGGTTTATCTTCATCTAAATAATCACGTTCTTTTGTAGATACTAAATTTTCTCCCATTTATTATATATATAATATAAATAAAAATTCTTATATCATTTTCTATATTTATTTTTTATAGTATTAAGTTTAACAATTATATAAGCGGTTGTTGCATAAACGATTGTTTCACCTGCTGAAAATATTTTTTTCATTAATAATGATTAATAATTAATAATTCCTAAATCATTTTTTAATATAATATTTAATAATTCCAATATAACATAAAGAATAAACAATATAATGTTTTGCCGTTATAATAAAAAATTCTTTAATCTGAGACATTTATTATTATAATTAATATTATTATTTCTTAATTGAAAAAAAATAAAAAATATATTATTATAATAGTATAATAATATGAATCAACAACCAACATATAGTTTTGATATTTGGGAAGCTTTAATACGTATATTAAAATATGCGATAGAAGCTGTTGTTGTTGCTATAGCCGCTTATGTTTTACCTGAACAAAAACTTCAATCTAGTGAAGTTTGGATGATTGCATTAACTGCTGCTTGTTTATTCTCTCTATTTGATTTACTATCTCCATCAATAGCTGCGGGTGCTCGTCAAGGTGTTGGACTTGGTGCTGGTTTCCGTCTTATTGGTTTTGGTGCTTAAAGTGAAGGAATAATTTTATAATTTAGATCTTCACATATTTTTTTCCATATTTGGTCTTGAACATATAATTTTTCCCTACTTTTTAAAAGTGGAAAGAATTTCAAATATTCATTCAAACCCAAAATTTGGAAGAATTTATATAAAACATAACTATATGATAAGAAATTTTTACGATCTTTTGGACAATGTTTTAAAAATGGTCCTTGAATATCTTTAAACATTGAACATAATTTTTCTTCTAATTCTGCTGAAAATTGCGGTGTAGGTATTCCATTAATTCTATTAATAATATAATTAATATGTTCATAATATTTATTTATTCTTAATCTTTTTAAAATTTCTCTCATTTTTGAATAAGTTATTCGTTTTGTATCCATTATTTTTTCTTTTTTAATTTCATTTAATATTTTTTCAAATATATCATTTGGTATATCTGTACTTTCTTTTCCTTGTACTTGATTACACCATTCCCTAAAATGATTTATTCTTTTATAACTAAAATGAGATGTATCTTTGGTATTTTGCTTTAATATTGGTCTATTTTGTTCTACTAATAATAATTCTTGATATCCACAATTATTACAAATCATTATTGCATCGTGCTGTAAACATATTAATGGAATATTACATCTATGACATATTTCAATATTATCACAGTTATTATCCATCTTTTTAATATAATATTTATTAGTTATGGATAAATATTGATCAACTAAATCGCTTTTTTCTATTATTTTATCATCATCATCTTCTTTAATAATATCTTCTTTAGGTAATGTAATATTAAATGATTCTAAAATAGATTTATTTTTATATTTATTATTAGATGAAGAATTTGCCGATGATTGTTTTTCTAACATTTCATAATAATTAA